GTCATTCCTGTCCATGGCATGTCTCCGTCTTAGGTTCATCACCAGCCAGGCAGCAGCACCCATGCGGTGAGCTTCATCACGCCGACGAACAGCGCGGCGTCGGCAAGGAATCGAGCGGTGCGCCGCATCAGAAGCCTCCATCCGGCAGGTAGCAGCCCGGCTGCATGGATGTTGGACCGACCCCGGCCAACTCGAAGCACGACTTTCTTTCACACCCGGCGTCGTTCTGCCACGCTCCGACCCCGTAAGTCAGGTCCGGCACACCAGGACCCCAGCCTCCATCCGACACGGCCACGCTGCAGCTGCCGACTAGCGGCGCGCACGCGCAGGGGAACGGCACCGAGTTGGGTGTGCCTACGTCGCCGACGAACGTCACCTGGCACTGCGGATTGAGCGGCGAGCCCATCTGGAGGAAGTCACCGTTGTTGACGCCGTCGGGATTCACCCACATCCCCGGAGGCTGCTGGAGGTTGACGGTCTGCGCGAGGTCTACGCCGCCGTCGACGAGCACTGCCGGGTATGCCTGGAACTCGGCCACCGCGTAGGCCCAGGGAGGGCCTCCGTCGTTGTAGTGACCGAGGTTCCACGTATCCATGCCCTGACGGTTCAGCAGGAGCGACTGGGTACGCACGGTGACCAGCCCACCGTCGTTGCCGAAGCCCGTGGGGAAGCTGATGCAGGACGAGTTGGCGGTGAGCCCCGTCGTGTAGACGGCGCCCCAGTAGCCACCATCCGAGAAGACCGCGCCACCGTCGGGCAATGGCGCGTTGGGGATGGCGACGAAGCCATGCTGGAGAGCGAGCGCGGCTAGGATCGCGGCGACGGCGGCGACGAATCCGATGCGGACTTGCTGGCTCATTTGCAGCTCCCGCCCGCGGACGAGTTGCAGATCAGCACATTCTGCAAATAGACCGCCTGCCCACCTGGCGTTCCCCCGGCCTCGCTCCCGAGGTAGATAGTGCTCGGGTTGGCGCCAAGGATCCCCGTACCGGCACCACTGCCTGCGCCTGACACCAGTGCGCCATCGACCCATTGAGTGATCGTCCCGGCTGCGTTGCAGACGAGCAGCTTGTGCGCTTTGGAGTCGGCCAACGTGAACGACTGCTGCTTGAGTGTCGGGGTCGCATCGTAGACAAGCCCGATGTCCGCGAGCGAGGCGTTGATGTCCAACTCGACGCTGTTCGCACCCGTGTGGCTCGCGCCGGCCGAGATTGCCGACCCAGTTACAGCCCAAGTCCCGGCGTACGGCGCAACGGTCGCTCCCATGCACCACGGCTTGCCATTGAGGGTGGCTGGATTGGTGACGCTGATGACATCGGCGATGACCGTCGTGGCCGTGCCTGCTGCGATGATGTCCGGCACTCGATAGGCCGTATTCGTCAGTTGCTCGAACGTGACCGAACCAACGACGGTTGCCAGCACCGTCCCGGCCACGGTTACCGTGAAATGACAGTCGCCAGCCTCTCCTACGTCTAGGAATGTCGTCGTCGTGCAGGGTAGCCCTGTCGCTGTCGCCCCTACGACACTAAAGGTGACTCCTCCCGTGCCGAGCGAGTTGCCGGTGTAGGCGCCGGTCCCGAGCGAGGCCGTGGTCTGCGTGGCAGGAGCGGTGTTATTGAGTAGGTACTCCGTCGCCGCCGCCGTGACCAGCAGTCCACCGCCGCCATCCGAGAGCATCTCGACAGTCGGCACGTTTGCCGGAGCGATCCAGCGGACATCGTTGGTGCGGTAGGTCGTGGTGCTGGCGCGCACGTCTGCGATGATCTGACCAGTGTCGGCGACCTCGTTGAGCACGCGCTGTTGAATGGCGGTGAAGAGTGCGTCCGTCGGAACGTCAGTGGAGTACCACGCCTCCAGTATCGTTCCGCTGAACGCTACCTCGGTGCTATTGTACCCAAGCTGCACTGGTGTCGCCGCGGATTGCGTATACGGGTGCGTTGCCGTGTTCGTCACGGCCATCGCCATCAGATTGCCTTTGGAGATCGTGTTCGTTCCGTCATTACCGCCGCAGAAGATGTTGAGGCCATTGAGTACCGCGGACCCCGCCGCTGCAAGGGTGGCAATCGAGTTCGCGTAGAAGTTCATGCCGAGCCCGGTGCCGTCGGTGATCCATCCATAGCCCGTGGTCGCAGACCCGTTGAGGCTGGCTCCAATGGATGCACCAGCAACCGCCACCTTGGGGATGAACACTTCGCAGAACGAGAACGGGGCGGCTGCGAAATTCATCGGCGTCGCGATGGCCGCCGAATAGTAGTTGCTAGACGAGTACGGCCCCGCCCCACTCCTCGGCGCGCTGTTGAACCCGCTGGGAAACATCGGGCTCACGGTCGCGCCCGCGACCTGCGGCACCGTGCCGTTCTGCGTCCAGGTGTTGCCGAAGCTGTCGACGAGCTGGGTGCCGTTCCAGGTAACGTGCGCCACCGTGTTGGGTGTGTCGAGGATCAGCGGACCGCTGGCGACGAACGAGTCGCGGAAGACGACGGGCGAACGCGCCAGGCTCTTGAGGATGCCGTCCAGGTCGCCGCCGACCGCCTGGGACTGAGCTGACCCAGCACAGAGCAGCGCCAGCAATGTCGCGAGGCGGCGCATGCTTAGGGGCAGTGGCTCGCGCTGGCCAGGGCATCGGCCGCGCTCAAATGCATGCTGACCGCCGCGAGCGACTTCCCGCCATCAGTCACGGCGAAGGTCGACACCGGCTGTAGGGTCTTCAGTACGGTCTGCGTCGCGAAGAGCGGCGTGTCGGCCGCGCTCGCGAACGTGCCGCCGTCGGGATCCAATGTGACGCGGTAGTTGACGTTGGCTGTCGACCCGCCGGTCAGCTGGAGCGAGCTGAGCGGCGTGAAGTAGCAGACGAAGTCGGTGCCAGCGTCGAGGCTCATGCACGGGCCATCAGCACAGGCCGGCGGGAGCGAGTTGACCGGCCCCGGGGGCTGCCAGTTGGGCTGCGGGTAGAGCACCGGGGCTGAAGCTGCGTCGACGCGGTGGCCGAGCTCGAGCCCGATGAGAAGGACGCCGAGGAGCAGTGGCGCGAAGCGAAGGAACTTCTGCATGGGCGGCTCCGAGGATGGGCTGGCGCGTACGGCAGGCGCCCTACCGCTGCGCCTCGGAGCTACCCCGAGAACCTACCTCAGCGACGGCGCTGTTGCCAACGCCTGTGCGTCACACCAGGTCGCGAAGAGTCCGCGGACCGTATCCTCGAACCGCGACGCGAACGCCTCTCCATCGCAGAGCGGCGAGGCTCGCATCTTCTCGCGCAGCCCAGTTCGGAGCATGTGCATCCGCAGTGGGTCCGTCGCGAGCTCGAGGGCCTTGGCTACGTACTCCTCGACGTTGGCGGCGACGAGATCCTCGAGCCCCACCTGCGACAGAATGCTCGCTCCGACGCGGCTGTGGTGGGTGGCCCCCTTGAGCGAGATCACGGGCACGCCCATCCATAGACTTTCCATTGTTGTGGTCGTTCCGCAGTAGGGCCACGGGTCCAACGCGATGTCGACGTCGCCGTAGCGCTCGAGGGCGGAGCTCCAGCGCTTCTCGAAGCCCACCGCCTTGATGCGCTCTGGGTCGACGCCGAGCCTCTCGAAGTCCGAGCGAACGCGCTTCCTGGCCGCGTCGTCGCCGAAGGCCTGGGTCTTCAGCAGCAACCGCGACGACGGCGCGCGCTTGAGCAGCTCCGCCCAGGCCTCGAGGCAGGAGGGGCTCAACTTCGGCAGCATCGAGAACGACCCGAAGGTCACGCACCCGCGCTTGCGCCAGGGGGATGGCGAGATGGGGAGCTTCTGGACCGGCGGGTCGTAGCAGAGGAAGCCGGGGTCCATGCGGACGAGCTTCTCAGTCGCGAACTCGTCGTGCCCGGGCGGGTCGGTGATGGCGTCGACGAGCCGGTAGTCGATCTGCTTCATGCCGAGGCTGTGCGGGTAGCCCAGCCAGGTCACCTGTACGGGCGCGGCGCGGCGCGCAAAGGCGAAGAGGCGGTGTCCCTGCGTGTGGCCGCTCAGGTCGATCAGGACGTCGATCTCGTCGCTTCGGATGCGCTTGGCTACCTGGTCATCGCTGAAGCCGACCGTCGAGCACCAGCGCCCGCACAGATCCCTGATGCCCTCAGTCCAGTCGTCGGGTCGAGCCACCTCGGCGTAGGCCGTGATCTCGAGCGTCTTGGGGTCATAGTTGCGCAGGAGCGGCAGCAGGAAGCAGGCGACGGCGTGGCGCCGCAGGTCGGCCGAGACGATGCCGACGCGGATGCGGCGCGTGAAGCTGCGGTCGTTCTTGAACTGCACCACGGGTCGACCGACCTTGCCCTCGATGAAGGCGCCTGCAGCGCGGTGCGCAGCAGCGACCTGCTCCGGCGTGTGGCGGTCGCTATAGAGCATCGCGAAGGCCGCATTGGTGCGCGGGCGCCAGTCCGTGCCGAGCTCGGCCGCGAGCTCGTTCTGGGCGATCGACTCCTGGACCAGGCCCAGGCTCCGCTGAATGACGCCGAGCCCATACTGCGGCTCGAACCGCTCGGGATGCAGCGCGATGGCGGCGCGGCAGTGCTCCTCGGCCTCGGTGAACCGCCCCTGCTCGGTGAAGATCACGGACAGGTTGAAGTGGGCGCTGTAGTTGTCGCGATCGAGCCGGAGTGCCTCCTTGTAGCTCTGCACCGCCCCCGGTGAGTCGCCGGTCAGGTAGAGCGCGTTGCCGAGGTTAGCGTGGTACTCGGCGACGTTGCCGTGCAGCGCGATGGCCTGGCGGAACCGCTTGACGGCGCCGCCATGGTTGCCGAAGCGCGCCAGCGCGACTCCGAGGATGTGGACGGCCTCGCTCCACCTCGAGTCGATGTCGAGCGCTGCGTGGCAGAGGCGCTCTGCCTCCTTGAGGTCTCCGAGCTGGCAGGCCGCGGCGGCCGCGGCGCAGAGCCGCGCCACCTCGGGGTGAGGCTTGCGAGAGCCGACGACGATGGGTGCGAGCATGGCGCAGTCTATGCCGAGAGCTGGCGTTCGCTGACGATCAGCTGTCGAGGATCTGCACGATCGAGAGTTGCGTGCCGGACACCGAGGTCGCGCCGTATGAGGTGCCGCCCGTGGCCGTCTGGAAGGTTCCGACCGCCGGAGCACCCGTCAGGTTGCCACCTGCGATGTTCACGTTCATCACCACGTTGAATCCGCCGTTTATCTGGCTCTGTGTCACATTGAACATGAGGGGTTGCATGGCCACGGTGACGGGGCCGAACGCTCCGCCTCCTGCAGCGCCCGGCACCACAAGCGAGAAGTAATTTCCTGCGATGCTACTCAGCACGCCAATCTGGATGGACTCAGCTCGCGTGTTGCCTGTGCCCCAGCTGAAGCTGACCTGAAGGTTGAGCAGATACCTGCCAGGCACAGTTGGCGTCCACGTGCTCGTTGACGTGTTGAACACGCCTCCGGGATCTGAGAGCTTGGTGCCCAGCGGAATGGGCTGTGGCGTGGTGAAATTCTCGCCGCCCGTGCCTGACGTCGCCGCCGCAACCGTGTTGGATGTGATGCCATAGACGAGACTCTGGCCGAGCGTGAAGAACGAGAACTGCGGCGTCGGCTGGTAGCTCGCCGTGTTGAACTTGAAGCGATGCACGAGACGGCAGTAGTGCTTCACGCCCGGAGGCAGACCCTGCGGCGTGAATGCACCCGAGAAGGCGATACCGCCCGTCGCAAGCGTCGCAGCGCTTGGGATAAAGCCCGAGACCGTGGAGAGGTGGACCTCCGTGTACTGCCAGTTGAGCGCTGGCTTCATCGGCACGTTGAAGGTCAGCACGCCGCCTGCAAAGGTCCCGATCGCCAACTGACCCGTCGGCTGCGGCTGCGGTTTGATGACCGGCACCGGCACGTTGCCCTGGGCGACAGCCTTGTTGTGGTACTTGCGAAATCCCGCCGTCGGGTTGCCGCGCAGGCCGAGCGTGGTCGTTGCCGCCTTGGCGCTGATGTTGTCGGTCTGAGAGACGATCGCTTCGGTCTGGTCGGTGTCGTAGTGAACGAAGTTCGCCAGCATCTTGACCTGGTCGTTGATCTGCGTCTGTGGCTGGTATTTCATCAACACGGTCTGATTCAGGACGGGCTGCGACAGGTCCGAGATGATGGCATCCAAGAACGCCAATGCTGACGTCGGGTTGTCGGTCTGAAGCGTCGAGCCCTCGCTGACGGCGAAGTAGAGCGGACCGTACGCGCTCTGCTGCGATGATTGAGGGTCGCTGTCGGTGATGTACTTGCGCTGCGGCGTCGAGTTGACCGTGAGGTCGTACGAGCTCGCCAACCCGTTGATGTACGAGTTGTCCGTGTACGTCAGCCCGCCGCGGTTGCGGATCAGGCTAATGTCCTGCTTCAGCGTCTGGATGTCCTTGTAGTAGTACGCCGCGTAGGTCTCCGACGGGCTCACCACCGGCACAGCAACGACGCGCGAGCTGACGACACCAAGCGTGCCGGACCCTCCCGAGCAGCCAGTGAAGGTGGTCGCCGTCAAGCCGCTGTAGGTGATGCTCGAAATCCCCGTTGTCGTCGGCACCGTCAGCGTACCGCTCGATGCGAAGCCGTTGGTGTTCGCGACTGTCAGCGTCCCCACAGGCAGCGATGCTCCAGCGCTGGCCGATGCGAGCTGCGTCGTCTGCGGTCGCTTGACGTAGGACATCGTCAGAGAGAAGTCGCCAATCGATGCGTTCCACAGCATCCGAAGGTCGTAGCCAACCTGAAGCGCCAGGGCGGTCACGGCCGAGAGCACGTCCTCCTGCTGCTGGCGGTAGGGACCGAAGTAGAAACCCGTGTTGGGCTGGCTACCGTTGGGTACGACGACCAGCGTCATCGAGATGCGAGCATTAAAGTCGTTGAGCAACTGTTTGATCACGACCTCGGCGAGGTTGCCGCCGGGCGTCCCCATCGCACTCCACTGCACGAGCGAGAGCGAGCCGCCCGACGCCGTGTTATCGGTGACGACCTGGCCAAGAGTCGGCGTCAGCGGGAAGCCAGCGGTCGATGCCGTTGACGTCGAAGTGCCACCAACGACGCAGACCCAATACTGGGTCAGGTTGCCGTTGGTGGTGACGATGACCTGTCCTGCGGTGTAGGCATGCGACGTCGCTCGTGCCCGGGGGATGCGCAGGGTCCAGACCAGGGTCGAGCTCCCGAACTCGGGAATGGTCTGGCCGTCACCAGTGCCAGTGCCGCCCGGATTTGCTCCCGCCAGGTAGGTCGTCAGCGGGTCCGGGATGGCCGCCGTGCCAGCAGCGGCGTCGATATTCATCTGCGTCCAGACGACGCCGTTGTCGGTGACGGTTGGGTTCGAGGTGGAGAAGGCAGACCAGTTTGGCTCTGTGGCGCCCGTCGTGCCCCCCGTAGTGCATTTCCAGTAGGTCTGCTGCCCGCCTGATGCAAGAACGGTCGGCGAAACGACATCGCCGATGGCACCGAGCCCGCCGATGCCACCGCCACCCGTGCTGATGACGGCGGTGTTGGGCTTCCACGGCCCTCCCTGCGTCGTGCCTGCCGTCGTCACCTCGAACCAGTAGGCGAAGGTGTTGTCGGCTGGCGGGACCGCAGACTGGCCCGCCGCCTGAGCGCGGTAGCCGACGATCAGCGTGTGGCCTGGATCCCAGATGCCGTAGTCGTAGGCCAGCTCCATCTGCGTCTTCTGCAGCTCGCCGCAGAGGTCCGAGGCTGTGATCGTGATCGGATCGTTCGCCGCATCGACGGTGTCCGTGAAGCCGTGGAACACCATGATCCAATCGGTGGCCACCGGAGCGATGCCGTTCATCGGCAGTACCGCAGTCTCAATCCAGCACTCACGATGCAGCGCCAACGCCGGACCGTTGTTGTTGATCACGGACTGCGTCATCAGCGGAGCCGTGCTCTGTGCATAGTTGTCGCGAACGATATGGATCGTCGCCGTCGCCATGTAGCTGTCGATGTTCTCCGTGCGCGAGATGTCCTTCAGCCAGTTCTGCTGAGCCACCGCGTTCGCTCCGCCGATGAACGTGTAGTCCGGCGTCGAGGCGACAGCGACCCCAGTCGCACCTAGCGTCGTCGTGGTGTTCCAGGTGCATCCGGTGAACGTGGTGCCGCTCTTGCCCGTCCAGGTGAAGACGCCATACCCGCCGTTGCTCAACTTGCAGTTGCCCGTACCCTGGAATGCGAATCCGGCAGTCGAGGCGACGTTGAGCGTGGCCGGTGCGGTGGCTCCGCTCGATCCGGCAGCGAGCGTGGTTGGCGTCACTGCATCGCGGCAGCGGAAGCGCGCGGCCGTGTGGCGGACCTGGTTGGTGACGACTTGGCTCTGAGCTGTGGTGAGCGTACGCATGGATCACCTCATTCCTGCTGCAGCACGAAATCGAGCCACTCGGCGTTGACGTTCCATGCGCCAGCCAGGGCGATCTGCAACAGCTTCGACGCCTCTGCCTTGCCTTGGCACGTGAACGACCCGAAGTCGCCGCTGCTCTGAAGATAGGGGCTGGTCGGCCAGAGCTGCGTCTGCTGCCAGGTCCACATCCCTGCCGCCCAGACCGAGACCGACGCGGGCAGGAACGGGTAGAGGAACACGTCGCTGATCGCCGCAAAGGCGTTGCCGACCGTGCCGGTGAACGTGAGCACGTTGGGTCCGTAGGTTGGCTGCGCCCACGGCGGGTTGCCACTGAGCACGCCGTCCTTGTAGGTGACGGCTCCGCCTGCCTGGCTGCCGAACATCAGGTAGCTGTGGTACGCCCCCGAGTCGAAGTGCCAGCAGCCCATGATCCAACCCGCTGCCAGGTTGTAGCCAGCAAAGGCTGCGGTGTCCGTGCTTGCGGGCAGCGCGATGAAGCCCGACCCGTACTTGCCCAACGAGGTGTTGTAGCTGGCGGTGCCAGTGATGGTGATGACGTTGGCATCCTTGTCGCTCAACATGATGCCGCTGACGAGGCTGGGTGCCGTGAACGACCAATGGTCCCCGTCGCCGCGGATCAGTTGGCGCCAGGCCTGCGCATCGATCTGCGACTGAGGCGTCGTCGTCGACGAGAAGTTGGTCTTGAACCCGCGTGTATCGCGCTGGAGGGTGCCGTCGATGACACGCTGGCCGTCGTTGCCGATCTCCTGATCGGCACGAGACATTCCGGTGTCGAGCCGCGGCGTCAGCGGGATGCCGTTGATGAAGAGGTAGCCAGTCCCAACCGCGTTGGTCACCGCAATGGGCGAGTCGGTTACCGTGACGACGTTGGTCGCCGTGAGCGGGATGGCGCCGATCTGGTCGGCATAGGCGCCGCTCGCGAGCACGAACATGTTCCAGTAGTGGGTCGGCGCCACTGCTGCGGAGCTGAGCGTCTGACCCGCGGCGGCGAGGGCCTCGACTGCGGCAACCTGTCCTGAGCTGAGCACCGTGCCCGACCACACCGCAGCCTCGGCGACACGTCCCGAGAAGTAGCGAGGAGTGAAGGCCGGGTCGTCGCCGAAGACGAACGACGAGGCATTGGTGGGCCCCGTAGTCACGACTGCGCCGCCGACTGCAGCCCCGTCAAAGTATGGCTGGAGGCTGGTCCCTGACGTGTTGGCGAGGGCGATGTGGTGCCACGCTCCGGTGACCACTGTGCCAAGGGTTACCGAGGCTCCGGCAGCGTAGAAGACCTGGATGTTGCCCGACCCGTCCATGTTGACGGTGTAGTCGTCGCCGCTCTTGCCCTTGTCGAAGATCGTCGCGTTCGCGATGATCGAATCGACCTTGAACCAGAAAGCGATGGTGTGCGATTGCGCAGCTGGGATCAGCGACGTTGCGCCCGAGAGCTTCGACGTGCGCGCCGCGACGAACAGCGCTGAATTATTCGTGCCCGCCATGTTCACACCTCACGGAGCACAAAATCCATGAGCTCATTGGTCTCAGAAAAGGCTCCCTGCCCTGGTAGCTGGCCCACATAGACCTTGCTCGCCGGAGCGATGCACATCACGTTCGCCGTGCCGAGCGAGCCCGCCAGCGCGAGGTAGCAGGCATTTGGCCACTGCCCTGCGAGCTGCTGGGTGCTCAGGCCTGTGGCCCACGTCGTCGCATCGCCAGGTGCGAATGGGTAGAAGAACGGGTCGCTGATCGCATCGGTGGCGACACCAGTGCCGAAGATGGCGAACTGCGTCGCTCCCAGGCTGAACCAGGATGGGAACGCGAGCGCTTGTGCGACGCCATTGAGATAGATGAACTTGATGACGACGGACCCAGACGCAGTGCCCGTCCAACCGAAGAGGTAGGCATTGTTGGTGCCCGCGTCGTTGTGCCAGCATCCGAAGATGCCGCCCGTCACCCCGAGCGAGTAACCGATGCCGAAGTCGGCCTGGCTGACCGCCGCAGGCAGGCTGATCACACCACCCGTGGCCCACTTGCCTCCGCTCAGCGCGAGCGTTGCCGGCGTTGAGCCACTCAGCGTGAGACTCTGGGCTCCCTTGTCGCTATAGGCGAGGCTCGTGTCGACACGCCAGTGCAACGGCTGGTTGTCGATCTGGAAGTGATCGGATCCAGAGAACGCAGGGGCCGTGACCGAGTTGAGGAGGTTGCGGAAGGCGGCGACGTTGGCCTGGGTGTCGACCCAGTAGGACAAGTTCCACTCGCGCTTGTAGCCGTAGGTGTCGCGATTGGCGGTGCCATCGTAGGCCTGCTCGAGCCCTGGGCCGATCTCAACCTCGGAGCGCGAGACTCCGTTCGTCAGGTGGACGTTGGCTGATACCCCGTTCAAGGTGATGAGCGACATGGATCACCGATAGGCGAGTTCTTGTCGCGCGGGACGGCTCGAGGGCGCCATCGTGGACCCGTTGCCTTGAGCGGAGTTGAGGTTGGCCAGGTCGTCGAAGAGGTCCATGGGGTTGCTCGCCTCGACGGTGAGGTTCTCGATGTAGATCGTGGTCCCTCCGTCGCCGCCGCGATTGGTGCGGAAGTCGCGATGGTTTGGATCATGCCCAGCGCTTGGGTTGGTGGCACCAAGCGCCGTGTTCGGATCGGTACCATTGGCAGCAGTGAGGCTCAGCGTGCTCATGACCTCCATGACCGAGCCTAGGATGCTGAGGCCGGACTGGCTCTGGTTGTTCGTGCCGCCGGAACCGATTGCTCCAGCTGCGATGGCTTGGTTGTACGCCTCTGCGACGTTGAAGCTCGCGGGGAGGTTGGTCAGCTGCGTGTTGGCCGCGTCGGCAGCGACGGCGAGGGCGATGACCGAGCTGGTGGCCTTCCACGTGACCTGAGCGAAGGCGTCGCCAGCTGTGTTGAGGTCGTTGCCTGCCGTTTGCAGTGCGATGGCTGAATTGTAGAGGGCATCGCCCAGCGGTTTGAGCGCACTTGATTTCAGCGCTGTGTCGATGTCGGTAACCCATGCCGACAGCTGTCCTAGGACACTGCTGAACGTCAGGGAGAGCGCCCCTGCACTGTGGGAAACGAAGGCCGCGATCTGAAACCCCGAGTTGTAGATCGTCCCGATGGCATCACCCAGCGGACCGGCAATCCCATTGGCGAGGCTCTGGAGCGCCTGCTCAAGCAGCGGCAAAACCGGCACCAGCGCCGCCTGCAGGATGTTGGCGACCATCTGCATCCCGTTGCCGAGCTTGCCGATGATGGGGCCAAAGCTGGCACCGAGCGCCTGCACCAGCGTCTCAACGATCGAACGAACCGGATCGAAGACCTGAGCGGCACGGGAGAACGACTCGCTGAGATAGCCGAAGAGCTTTCCGAGCTGAGTCAGACCAAGGGTCACAGCTGCAGCAGGCCCTCCGATGAACTGCTGAAGGACCGTGGAGAACTGCTGGAGCGGGGCCTCGATCGCCTTGCCGATGTCGGCAAGTCCCTTGAACGGGGCCATGATCACGTCATCCGCCATGGTCTTGATTGCGTCGCCGAACGCCTTCACGGGCGCGACGATGGCGTTGAAGATGTCGCCCAGGACCTTGAACGGGGCCATGATGACGTCAGTGATGCCGCTCGTGAAGAAGTCCATGAACGCCTGGAGCGGCGCGAGGATCGCTCCAAGGATGGACCCGAGAAGTTGGAACGGCAGCAGCACCAGATTGAGCACGTCGGAGATCGCGGCCGAGAAGAACGTGAGCACGGGGTTGATCACGTCGAGGATGGCGATGACTGGGAGCAGGCCCAGGTAGAGCAGGTCGATCAGCCCGAGTAGGTCCGACACGAGCTGAATGAGTGGAGCAAGGGCCGTCGTCAGCATCTTGAAGCTCGACGACGCCATCAGCATCTGAGCGACGAACGAGATCAACGCCGTAATGGGGTCCGCTCCCGTCGCCAGGGCCTTCCCAACGTCAACAGCGCCGCCTGCCGGACCAAGAGCCGCTTTGGCTACTCCCTCGCCAGTGGCCTGCCGCTTGTCGTCCTCGGCATGCATGCGCTCCGCGAAGGCCTGCTTGGCTTGGAGGATCTTGAGATCCGCAGCATCCTTGTCCGATGCCCGCTTGGCGTCGTCGACGGCGAACGCCTTCTTGGCCTCCAGCAGGGCCATGTCGTCGGTGATGGTCTTGTTGCTCATCTCGTAGGCATGCTGCGCTGCTTGCATCTGGGCATCAGCCGAGTCCTTGGCGCTTTGGCGATCCTTCTCAAAGGTGTTCACCTGGATCGCATCGGCGTCCTTGGTCGACTGCAGGTGCGACTTGTCGACCTCGGCCTGGGCCTTGGCGACGTCGGCCATCATCTTCATGCGGTTTTGCTGCTCGAAGAGGAAGTCCTTCTGGGTCACCGACGCTCGAGCGAGGGCCTCCGGGCTCTTGCCAGCGGGGTTCTCGAGCACCTTGTTGGCCTGCTCGAACGCCGCCTTCTCCTTGGTCTCATTGTGCTTGGAGGTGAACGCATCCATGACCGCTTTGGCCGCGGCCAGGTTCGTCGCAGCCGCCTGCCCCGTCTTCTCGTCGGCGGCCTGCTGCAGCTTCAGCATCGCCGCCTTGTCGCCGAGCGTCTTGTTGCTCAGGTCGTACGCGGTCTTCGCCGCCTCCTTCTCGACCTCAGCGGCCTGTGTCGCCTTGGCGAAGTTGGCGCCGGCCACCTGCGCGCGCTCGCGCTCCTCCTTGCCCTCCTCGCGCAGCTCGCGGAGGTGCGCGGCGCCGGCGGCGCGGATCTCGGCCGCATCCTTGTAGTGCTGGTCGGCGCTCGGCCCCGGGGAGCCCTCTTTGCCTGCAGCCTGGTAGTGCTTCTCGATGGCGCCGGCAGCCTCGCCAGCCATCTTCTGGAAGGCCTCGGACCCACCGATGGCCTTGCCGGTCATCTCGCCGAACATCGCTGAGAGGGTCTGCACGGGCGAGACGAGCAGCATGAACTTGTGGGCGAGGTCTTCGACGTCGGAGCCGATCTTGCTGAAGTCGACCGTGTCCATGAAGTGGATGAGCTTGACCATCTCGTCCATGAGCTTCTCGAGCTCGGGACGCAGCTCCTTGCCGATGGTGCCCGAGAACGTCACCCAGGCGTCCTTGAGGCGCTGCACCGAGGCGTACCACTCGTCAGCGCCCCGCGGGTCCATGAGGTTGGCGGCATCGATCGCCTGATCTCCGAAGGCGACCATCCCCGCAACGGCGGCAGCCATCGCGGCGACGACCATCGCGGCCATGGCCGCAGCTCCGCTGCCGATCGACTCCCAGGTCTCGTTGGTGCGGGCCTGGTTGTCCTTGAGCGCGGCCGTCCAGTCCTTGTTGTAGTCCTTGACCGCCTTGGCGCCGTCCTTCATCCCCTTCTCGACCATCCGGTTGTACTCTTCGACCGAACGCTGAGCCGCGGCGAGCTGGGACTTCTGGTCGGACGACCACGCCCGGAGCACGCTGGAGGCCTCACCGAGGCTGAGGTCGTTGGCTCGAGCGAAGTCGGCGACGGCCGCTTTGGAGGCAGCCATCGCCGCGATGTAGTCCTTGTTGTCGGCGCCGATCTTCGCGGTGAGGTCTCCAAGGTCGGCAGCCATGTCAGTCCTCCTCGTAGATCACCGGCGTCTGAATCGGCAGTGCGCTGGTCCTTCCTGCTGCACCGCCTCCGCTCTTCGTGCCCGGAGGCTGACCTTGCTTCGCTCGCTGCGCTGCCGCTTCAGCCGCTTCCGCCTTCGACTTCTCCAGCATCTCCAGCTCGGCGTCCTGCTTGATTCCGAACCCACCCAGGGCCAGCGACAGGTCCTCGTCGTTCCACTCCGTCACTGCCCCTGGGAAGGGTGGCCATCCCGTCTCCATGCACATCGCGAGGATGCGCATGAGGCCGGGGGAGGCCTTCAGCCGTTTTTTGCCTCTTCCACCTGCTCGTCGAGGCTCGTGCCGTCGTTGAGCCACTTCACCAGGCGCGCGCCAACGTCGTTGAGCAGCCCGTCGGGGTGGTTGATCTCGTACGGCTGCTTGACCATCTTCTCGGCCGCCTGGTCCGTCCGCATCGACGGCTCGTAGATCGGCTTGCCCGCAACCGGCTTCTCGGGCTGCGACGAGGGATCGACGGCGTGCAGGCAGATCATGCAGGCCCAGGCCTCGCGGACGCGGGCTGCGTACTGGAACTCCTGCTGCGCGTCCTGGCCCTTGCCGGGCACACGGGTGACGTTCTTCTGCGTCTTGGCGACCAGCTTCTCGAGCAACGACCCGCTCGGCCGCACGGCGACGTACCGCTTCTTGGCCGCCTTGTGGATGATGTACTGGCAGCTGCCCTGCCGCGGGCGTTCGATCTCGGCGCGCTCCTGCGCGGCGTCGGTCACGTCGACGAACTCGACCTCGGTCTTCTCGGGAATGGTGCTCTCGGTGTTCATGCTGCTCCTAAGCAGGCGTCTCCGCCTCGTTGACTGCGTGGGACTACGTGAGCGACTTCAGCATCGCCTCGAGCTGCTCGACGGGGGTGGGCACGCCGTCGCGCGTCTTGGGCATCGACAGCCAGTGCCGCGCCTCCGCGTTGGGGCCCGTGATCTTCTCGATGGCATCGAACGCGGCTCGAGCTCGCTTCTTGACGCTGTCAGGCGCCGGCGCCGCCGGCGTGGGATCGATGAGGATCGCCGGCGGCTGCTCGACGACGGGAACCTCGTTCTCGGGCTCGATGGGCTCGTTGGACGTGTCGGTTTCGGTGGTCATGTTATGGTGCTCCCATGTCAAGAACTGGTCCGAAGCCGCCAAGTCAGGTCGGCAACAGGTTTGGTCAAATCCTTGTGCTGGCACCGACGGAACGCCGCAGTGCTGTTGGCACCAAGGGCGTCACGTCTCCGCTCTGGCTCTGTCGATGCGACTGCGGCGTCGAGTTCGAGACGTCGACTCATCTCCTCAAAAGCGGTCGCGTGAGTTGCGGCTGCCTGAAGAAGCCTCGCGACCTGGTTGGCAAGAGATTCGACCGCCTGGTGGTCGTTCGCCTGTCCAGCACGAAGGGCCGAGATCCTCTCTGGGAATGCCAATGCGACTGCCAGCCTGAGGGTCGGACCATCAACGTCGTCCAATACGCGCTCCTGGGCGGCAACACCAAGAGCTGTGGATGCCTGAAGCGCGAAGGCAACAACAAGAAGTACCCGGCCGGCCATGGCGGACGGACGGAGATTCTTCTTCACTACCGACACAACGCCAAGATCCGAGGTATCGAATGGGCGCTGACCGATGTCGAGTTTTACGCTCTCGTCGAGAGCGTCTGTTACTACTGCGGCGCCAAACCGTCCGGTAGGTCCAGTCGCGGATGGGGTCTCTTTCTCTACACTGGCATCGACCGACGTGAGAATGCCACCGGGTACACGGCAGCAAACTCCGTCCCCTGCTGCGGCCGATGCAACATGGCCAAGCGGGCTCATTCCGATGTGGAGTTCATTGCTCATATCGAACGCCAGTACCTTCATCTTGTATCCGTTGGCTTGATTGCTAAGTTGCCGTAATCGTTCAAACTGCACCGCATGAAAACCCGGCGTAGACCAATTTTCCCGACCCGCTGTTGCCCACCGCGCCTCGGAGTGTCTGGTTGGCGCCCTTGAGGCTGATGCTCTGCTGGACGACCTTGTCGACGGTGAGGCTCTCCGGGATCTGGTCGATGTAGAACCAGCCCCGGAAGACGCGCTGCTGCTGGCCATCAGGGTCGTGCTCGACGAGGATGAGCTGCCGGTTTTCCCAGAGCGCGCGCCAGGTGACGGCTCCGATGTTGGATCCGCCGCTCTGCTGCGGGATGCTCGTGGCGAGGCCCACGACCATGAGCGACATCTTGACGTCGCGCGTGGTCGGCGCCCGCTTGACGTAGCCAGCCTGGTTGATGTCGGTGACGCTGGCGTCCAGGTTGAACGTCATCGTCGTCGTGCACTTCGTCACGCCGATCAGCTTCGTCATCGGCCACCAGCTGCCCGAGACGACCGTGGGGGCTGCGGTGTACGGCGTCGTCGGCGTGACGACTCCGAAGAAGGCGTCCACCGTGTAGCTGTTGCCCGCGGTGGCGCCGCCGCCGAGCACCAGCGCGACAGTGACGTCGAGGGCGCGCTTGCCCGTCGGGATCTGGTAGCTGTTGGTCGCGCCGATCTGAGTCAGCGTGGTCGTCGTGAACGCGGTCGACACGCCGACCAGGTTGATGCTGACGCTGGCCTTGTACGCGACGCCCGGATTCAGCGAGGTCGTGGGCGCGATGACCGACGAGGTCGTCGCCGTGGTGTACGGGGTCGTCGGCGTGCCATCGAAGCCGAACTTGGCCGTGAACTTGGTCAGCGCGTTGGGGTCGCTCGTGTCGAACGTCAGCTCGGAGACGTAGGCCGAGGCGAGCGTGCTGGCCGTCGACGACTCGAGCAGGAGCGGCCAGACGCGCGTCTGCGGCACGAAGGGCGACCCGATGATGCTCGGGAAGACCGACTGGATGATATTGGTCAGCCCGCCGTCGCCGAAGTCGTAGATGCCGTTGATGCTCGGCTCGGGGTCGCGGGTCGCCATGACCGTGCCCATGCCCTCGGCAACGAACACGCTCGCATCGGGAGTGTTGAGCTTCGGCGTGAGCGTCCAGCCGGTCGTCTCAGAGAGCGCTGCCTGCGTTCCGGGCGCGCCCGCGCTGTCGGGGGCGACCTGGGCCTGACCAAGGAATCCTGCGGAAGAGACGAGAGCCATGGTGTCACCTCAGAGGCAAGGCCTCAGTTCACGTTTGCCCACTGCAGTTCGAAGTCGGTGTAGACCTGCACCTGACGCGCATCCGTGAACTTTCGGATCCGCACATCGCCAGGGTCGATGCACAGCGCCATGATGTAGGCTCCGAGCCTGGCGCTGCCGGTGTAGACCTTCGTGTGGAAGTAGTCGCGGAGCTGCCGCGCGACGAGCATCCCCTGGGCCTTCAGGTCGATGCCCGTCTGCTCAGGCACGGTGACGACCCAGAGCCGGATCCCCGCCCAGAAGTACGAGCCCGACTCGGCCGCGTTCAGGAACGTCTGCGGCCTCTTGGACGGCACCGTCTCCGTGTCGATCCAGAGCCCCGGAGTCGCAGCACCAACCGCTTGGAGGCCCTCCTCGTACGTCGAACGCGGCTGACCGAAGAACAGGTTGGTGTTTTTGATGAGCGCGAAGACGCCGCCGACCGTCGAGCCACCCCAGACGGCGCCGGCACTGGCGACCGCGGTGGCGATGTCCTGCTCGGGCTGGAAGGGGGCGCTCACTTGGCACCTCCGCAGACCGTCTCTTGGCTCTCGTTGATGCCCTTGGCGATCTCGTCCATCACCTGGCCCTCGCACTGGTCGAGGGCGTCGCGAAGGAAGTGGGCCTGACCGTTCTCGTGGTGCAGCGAGTCGTCCGTCTCCTGGATCTCGGTGTAGTCGGCCGTGCCGACGATCTCAGCTCCGTCCTCGGTCGGCAGCGCCACGAGCCGGTCCGCCATGTGGCCGGTCTTCCGCGGCGCGAGGTCGCGAGCTCGAGCAGCCACGATCTCGGCTCCGGCAAGGGCTCCGCGCTTGGCGCCCTGCGGCACCAGGTCGGAGAGCTCGTCGAAGCGCTCCATGATGGCGTCGAGGCCTTGGAGGAACGCGCTCACGACTGGAACCCCACCGTGTAGAGGACGGTGCCGTCCTCGCCGAGCTGCGACTCCGTCGTCACCGACAGCACGGGGCGCGCGTTGAGCTCGTTGGTCTGGTCGACGCCGTTCGGCCAGACCTTGTCCGTCACCTTGACCGGCTGGTAGCAGATCAGAATCGTGTTGATCGGAATCTGAGTGTCGCCGGGCCCCTTCACGTAGCGCGTGACGCTCTTCTGCTTGCAGATGAACGGACCCGTCTGCGCCGCGTACGACGCACCTCCTGAGCCCACAGTCGTCCCGCCCTGACTCGCCGCGCCCGTGCGCACGCCAAGATAGAAGCTGTTGACCATCTCGAAGGTCCAGTCCATCATTAGATCCGCCGGTAGGGCGCGCAGAGCGCCTGCGCATCCGGGCACAGCCCGCTGACCGTGGGGTCGCGATAGCTGACGCTGGTGCCGAGCAGGGACTGGCTCTTCGCCATGGGGTCGCGGCCGCTCCCGCGGATGCGGGCCTTGATCTCCTCGATGCACGCCTGCTCGAGGTCGTCGGGCAGAGCGATGCGCGCGCCGCCTACCATCTCCGCACCGTCGAGCAGCACCGTCCCCGCACCAGCGAAGCCAGGCACGCCCGCCTTGCCGAGCGCCATCCAAAGCACGGTGCCGTCGAGCTGCTGGGCGCCGATGGATGGCGAGGCCGCAAACGACGGCATCGACCCGCCCGTCGTGTCGGCGGTGTCGCCCGAGGCGAGGCCCAGCCCGTTCGGCACCGACTGCCAGAGGATCTGATTCGGGCTGACGCCGGTCAGCAGCAGGGTGCCCAGCGGCACCAGGACGCCGGCGCCCGGCCAGGGCCAGGTCTGCCCACCGGCTCCGCCGTAGCTCTGAGGCTTGGTGATCCACCCGCCCGAGTAGACGGCCCAGACGGTCGCCTCTTCCGTGCCCGGCGACACGCGGTTGGTGAAGTTGAGGTTCGACTCGAGGAGACCGGTGCTGTTCCAGTTGTTGGCGCAGTAGACCTTGCCCGCCTCAGCTCCGTCTTGCGCGTCGAACTCGTAGGTGTCGTTCGGGATGACGTACCCGCCGCCCGGGTTCTCCGGCCAGTTGTCGACGCTGATCTGCGTGATGCAGCCGTGGTTGTTGTCGGTCGGCGGCGTGTTGATGGTGCCGCCAAGCGCGATCGGCGTGGAGTTCAGACGCAGGACAGGACCGCCGTACGCGCGGACCTTGTCCGGGTTGGCGATCGAGTAGGTCTGGTAGTACGGGGTCCGGTTGAGGTAGTCCCGGATCTTACCGCTGACGACGTTGATGAGCTGCTCACAGAACGGCTGCGCGACCGTCGTCAATCCAGGGTAGGACGAGACGGTCACATAGTCGGTCAGGGCTCCCAGCGCCAGCGGCATTCCATCCTCGGGTCTACGCCTTCGGCTTCTCGGTCTCGGCCTTCTTCGCGCTCTCCTCGGCCGCCTTCTTCGCCGCCTCGAGCTTGGCCTTGGCGGCCGCCTCGACCTGCGCGGTGATCTCCACGCCGGCGTCGTCGAAGTAGACGAGCTTGGCGAGCTTCTTGCCCACCAGCACTGCGGCCTCCTGCTTGGTGCAGCCGCCGATCTCGCCGGCGTTGTGGCTGCCGGAGTGCTCGAGGTAGCGGACGATCTGCTCGGCCTTCTTGGGCTTGTTGCTGTCGATCATGGCTCTTCTCCGTGCGGCGTGAGGGGTGGTGGCCTAGTAGGCCTTCTCGATGACGTCGACGAAGACCTCCGCGCCGGCGTCGATCAGCTGGACGTTGGCAATACCCGTCACCCAGCCTCCAGCATCCGGCCAGCTCTGCGTCGCGATCTCGTCGGTGCAGACCTGCGCCATCTGATTGGGGAGTCCAGGGAAGGAGAGCTCCAGACCGGGGGCGACGCCGGCATCGAGCAGGAAGGGGGTGCCGATGCCCACGATGCCGTTGTCGAACCGGAACTTGGCGTAGTTGCCGAGGTAGCCGGCGTCGATGAGGGTCAGGCTCTCCTGGCTCAGGCACACCTTGACCGTGTTGCGGTTCTTGAGCGGCACCGCAGGGACGTTGGCGACCGCGGCGCTGGTCAGGCCCACGCGGGTCTGCTGGTAGGCCTTCACCTGCAAGGGGAAGGTGGGCGTCGGACCGATGCCACCGATGGTGGGCGCGCCCGATCCGGGGGTGGCTCCGGCATTGTCGATGCCGTGGTAGGTGAAGGCAGCGACGGCGAGGGCCAGAAGGCCCATGGTGGCGAGGACTCGGGTCTTCATGGCGTGCTCTCCTGCGGCTTGGCCGCAACCTGCTTGGTGGTCGTCTGGTCATTCGACCGGACGTGCTGCGGCTGCGGAACCTTCGTCACTTCGACCGCGAGCTCACCGCGGTCACGGTCGAAGTAGACGACCTTGCGTTGATGGACCTCGGCCATGGCTACTTCTTGGCGACGGCGTTCGACGCCAACAGGCTCTCGGTGAGCCGCTGGATCTGCTTCGCCTGCGTGGCGACCGTCTCCTGCAGCTCGCGGAAGCTCGCCTCGAGCGGGTGCTCACCCATGCCGTTGGGCAGGCCACCCTCGGCGATGCGCTTGGCGACGGCCGCGTCGTGCTTCACGCGGAGCGCCTTGGCCTCGGTGAACTTGGCCGTGAGATGCTCCTTCTGCGCCGGGTTGAGGTCGCCCTTCTCGAGCAGGGTGTCGACGTAGCCCTGGGAGAACTTCACCTCGTAGACGCCTCGAGCGACGTGGCGGCACATGTCGTCGAGCTGCTTCATCTGGTCTTCGAGCTTCACCTTCTCGCGCAGCACGACCGGCAGGTACCGGCGAGCTCCCGGCTCCTTGTTGCGCGGGTTGACGATGAGGGCGATGAACGCCTCGGCCGCCACGTAGCGCGCCTGGTCGTCCCACTTGCCCTCCTCCTTCTGCTTCTGGCTCGGCCGCAGCGGCACGCCGAAGACCTCCCCCATGTTGAGGTGGATCGGCGAGCCGATGGCCATGAGCGCCTCGACGACGACGCCCCCATCCGGGTGCTGCTTGGTCGGTGAAAGCTGCATGGTGTTCTCCTGCGAGCCGAAGCTCCGTGGTGGCGTGGGGCCGAAGCCCCACCGTGCTGCAACTACGGGTTGGTGGGCGTCTGCACGGGGGTGGCCGCGAAGCCACCCAGGGCGCAGTAGCTCTCGACGAACACCGTCGAGGAGCCGCCCGAGAACGTCGGCTTCGGGTTGATGCGGATGTACCGCTTGCAGGTGCTGCCGCTCAGGTCGACCGCGATGTTGACGATGCCGGTCGGCCCCAGGACGGTGCAGCCGAGCTGGGTGGCCAGACCGCAGGCCGTGCCAGCGACGAGGGCGCCCGGGTTCGAGCCGAGTCCCGGCACGGTCGGAGGAACGTAGGCGGCCCAGGTGACCTGGTCGCTCGACGTCTCGATGTTCGCCGTGCAGCTGGTCAGGACCGGCGTGTTGGCGCCGGTGTCGACCTGCAGCGAGAAGACCGCGCTCTGGGCGAGGTCCGCGTTGGTGGGCCCGCCTGTGCCGCCGCCGCTCGGCCAGGTCGACTCACCCTGGCGATCGATGATGGCGAGGTTGGCCGACTGGTTGGTCGACATCGCGACGCCGCTGTTGGCGACGAGCGAGGCGGTGGGGCCAGTCGCGCCGGGGATGATCGCGGGGCGGAGCGACATCTCCGACTTGAGATCCTTGGGAAGGGGCAGTGCCATCGAAGTCTCCTTGGGCCGCGAAGGCGGGCCCGACACGCCCGAAGGCCCACCCCTTGCGAGGTGAGCCATGGGCTACTGCTTCGGCTCCTGGCCTGCGGCTAGGTGCCCCAGAGCACGTTCTGCAGGACCGCGGCGCCCAGGTCGTAGCGCAGCTTGAAGTCGTGACGCGTGATCGCGCGCAGCCACGTCATGTCGTTGCTGATGCCCGAGATGATCGTCCCGTTGAGGTCCGGCGCCGTGCCGTTCGGGAAGACCAGCAGCTCGAGCGGCATGTTCATGCCGACCACCGCCGCGGGCCACGCGACGAGGTAGACCTCGGAGGCGTTGCCGCCCGTGCCCAGGGTGTTGGGGACGGCCGTGGTGGTCTTGTACTGGATGCCGAAGAACTCGCCGTCGCGGTCCATCCCGTCCTTGAACGGGAAGACGCCGAACGTCGAGCTGACGGTGCGGAGGTACTGCTCCGACCGCGGCGACATGACCCAGCCCCACTGGGTCTCCGGGGCGAACTTGTCGACGTTGGCGTTCTTCAGCGCGGCGATGAGCCGGCCGACGTCGAAGGCGATCTCCTGGAACGTCGCGCTCGAGCCGCCCTGCGTCGCCTGCAGCAGGTTGAGGCTGTTGACGAGGTTCAGGATGCCCTTGCAGGTGCCCAACGTCCCATCGCCGCGCAGCCACGCCAGGTCCTGGCGCAGAGCCACGACCTGGATGAGGTCGTCGCGCACGATGGCCTCGACGTCAGGGCCTCCATCGCGGAGCAGGTCGTTGCTGATCGGCGTCAGCGCCATCAGCTTCTTCACCTGCAACTGGAGCTGCCCGAACTGCTGCTGGCTGGCCGTGACGGCCTGGGTCTCGCCCTCGTAGAAGGCGGTGCCCGCGAGGTTCTGCCGACCGATGGTCAGCTGCGACGACTTCATGTTGATCGTCGACGCGCCGCTCTCCAGGACCACCGTGCTCGCGCGGAGCAGGTAGATGAACTCGGCGCTGAACTCGGGCGGCACCAGCGCGCCGCCGTCGACCATCGTGCTCTCGACGAGGGCCTTGCGGTCCATGGCGTTGAGGCTGTTGAGGTACTTGTCGAGGCTCGACCAGCCGGCCTTCATGCGGGCGTCGTCGCTCTCCTCGACCGCCTTCTGCATGTTCTCCATCGGGTTGCCGCCGAGCGACTTGGCGGACCGCGACATGAGCAGCCAGCGGATCGCATCCGTGCCGGCGCCGGCGGTGAAGTGCGGCAGCTTCGACTTGACGTTCTTGTCGGTCAGACGAGGGTCGTGGTAGTCGAAGAAGTCCTGGCCCTGCCGCGCCGGCATCGACTTGATGCTGTTCTGCCAAGGCGTGTAGGCCTTGGTGAATGGCGCCACGTCGCTGCTGGGCAGGTCGGTCCGCGATCCGGGAGGCGGCGCGGTCGTGTGCGCCTTGGTCGCCTCCTCAGCGAGTCGCTTGGCATATGCCGCAGCAGCTGCGTTGGGCTCTGCCACCTGGGTTCCAGTCGCCATCGCTTTGTCTCCGCGCCGGGTGGCGCCCAATCAGCCCGTCTCCGAGCTAGGTGAAATTCGTTCAGAAGTTGGTCTTGCCCTGCGCCTTGGCGTCCGCCTCGGCCGTTGCCTTCTTGACGAGCTCCTCGAACTCGGCGACCTGCTTCTTGGCCTCGGCATCGCCCGTCGCCGCCTTGGCGTAGAGCTCAGCGACGCGCTTCTCCTCGGCCTTGATGTCGAGCTCGAGTTGGGCGGCGTCGGCCGCGGCCTTCTTCTCCGCGCGCTTCGCCGCCTTCGCGTCGCGCCGCGTCTTCTTCTCGGCCTTCACCTGCTCGGTGTCGCCGGCCTTGTCGTCGTCCTCGTCGTCATCGCCGTCGTCCATGTCGGCGTCGTCGGCGGACTTCAGGAGGGCCTTGAGGTGCCCGTAGGCGACCTCGTGCGCGGCCATCGCCTTGACGACGAAGTCACGCGAGGTGGCGCTGAGCACCTTGCCGCTCTTCTTCTGCAGCTTCTGCAGCTTCTTGATCTCGTCGGCGGCGGCCAGCTTCGCCTCGCGGGTCGAGGCGGGGTCGTTGAGGATCTTCTCGGCGGCGAGCATCTTGGTGCCCAGCTCGCCGCGGTACGCCGCCTCAGCCTCGTCGACCGCGCTCTGCACGCCGCTCGAGTCAGCGAGGTCCTTGATGTGCTTCGCCATCATGTCGAGCTGGCCCTTCATCGTCTTGTTGTTGCCCTTGTGGTCCTCGACCAGGCCCGCGTGGACTTCGTGCATGTCCTTCGCGGTCTTGTGCATCTCCTTCATCGAGGAGTGCATCTCGCCGATCGACTTGCAGAGCTTCTGGGCCTCCGAGATGTTCTCGTGCAGCGCGGTCATCGCGGCCGCGGTCGGCGGCGTCGCCTCGGGGTTGGTGCCCTTGGTGTCGGGAGCCGCAGGAGCTGGGGTCAGAGGCATGGACATGGACGGCTCCTGATCCAAGAAAGCCTCGAGGGCCTTCTGATCGATGACGCAATCGGGGTTGCTGGGGACCTTGACGATGGACCACTCGAGGAGCAGCCACTTCAGGACGTCGTAGCCGAAGCCACCCCAACGGGTCGGGCGCTGGTCGTTGGGCGCGCGCTGCTCGGCGATGAAGCCCACGCTGGTCGCGCGGAGCGATCCGCTCGCGACGCAGCTCTCGACTTCCATCGCGAGCTTGTTGCCGACGCCGGTCGCGGGGTCGTACTGGTCGAACTTGATGGTCGACTTGACCATCCCGTCTTCGACCCAGGTGCGCAGGGCATGCCCGATCGGCATCCCCGGCTCGTGGCTGCTGTGCTGGTACAGCACGATCGGGTTCTTCGCATAGTCGGTGAGGTTGCAGCCCTCGGGGTAGAGGACGTCCTTGTCCCGATCGACGGTCTTCGTGCTGATGATGAACGTCGCCGTGTGCGCGAGCGGGTCGTACGCCGGCGCCTTCTCAGCGACGGCGAACTTCCGAACCGGCTTGCCCTCAGTGAGCGACTTCACCCACGAGGCGTGTGTCTGCGCGTTCACGACACCAGATTTGGTGTCGCTGATTCATCCGGGATATTTCACCACCGGATTGCTAGGGCTCGTCACCCTCAGATCCCGACGTCGGCGGCTTCGGCATCGGCGTCGCCGCGGGCTTCACCGGACTCGGCTTTCCTGCCGGCTTTCCAGGTGGCAGCGCTGGCGCCGCCGTCGGAATTGGGTAGCGCGCATCGCCGCCCTTGGCGGGCCCGAGTGGGTCATAGCCGGCCGCCTCGCGGACCTCGTCCTCGGTGAAGGCGCTGGGGCGCAGCGTCATGAAGGCCTGGATCTTGTCCTCGTCGGCGGGGACGAAGGGCTCGTAGTCGGCGACGATCTCGCCGTTGAAGAGCGAGCCCATCTCGTAGTTCCAGTCCTCCTTCTCGTCCTCGACCCACGGCGTCACCGTGAACTCGAGGTAGAAATAGCGGACGGCGCCGGCGGCCGCGCGATTGGCGGTCGAGAGATTGCCGTCGAGTTCCTTGGGGATGTGGAAGCACTCGGCGATGGTGTCGCTCTCGTAGGTGCGGAGCTTGATGAGCTCCATCTCGCGGAAGTTCTGCTCGAGGCTCTTGACGTCGATCTTGGTGCCGGTGAAGTGCAGCTTGCCCGCGCGCTCGATGCCGAGGTGCTTCTCGTTGAACCGCTGCTCGAGCTCGTCGAGCTGGATGCGGTTCGCTCCCTCGACGGTGACGAGCTGCGAGGGGCTGGCGTTGTTCGCGAGCGTGCGGTGCTGGTAGCGCGAGCCCGCCTTCTCGGTCATCAGGTTGTCCGCGAGCGACTCGCCGACGCCGACGCCGCGGCCGTAGGGGTTGGCTGGATCGGCGTCGATCCACCACATCATGTTCTCTTCGGGGACGTCGCAGTACCAGGTGCCGTACTGGCAGCGGTGGAACGGGCGATTGGCGGTCGGCGCCATGATCACCCAGTAGGGCGGGATTGGGTAATACCGAATCGGCACGCCCTTGTTGTTGCGCACCAAGATCGCGTAGCAGTCGCCCTTGAGCAGCTTGAAGACCTGCATCATGTAGCGCGACTTGCGACCTGGTAGACGCAGGTTGCCCGCTCGCATGAAGACGTAGGCTGGATGGTCCGGGCTCAGCTCCTGGAGGTCGCCGCTCTCCATGAGCGCCTTCTTCATGGCGTGGCGCTTCGCGTGGTCGGCGATGCTCTTGTACTCGGGCATGTACCACTTGCCCGCCGACGTGGGCGCCCAGTACAGCTTCATCGGAACGCTGCTGATGTCGCGGGCGAGCCGCTGCACGGCCGAGCGCAGCCGCGGCATCGTCGAGTACGCGACCATCAGCTCCTTGGTGCCGCGCTTGGGGAGCTGCCCGGTCACGAAGATGCTGCGGATGAGGCCGTAGGCGTCGGTCTCGGCGAGGGGGTTGGCCCAGACGACGGGGGCGCCGTCCTTCTCCTGGAAGTCGGCGTTGCTCACCATTCGCTCGGTCAACTCGATGGTGTTGTCGCGAGCGTAGGTGCGCGGGTAGAGCCCGAGCGCCTCGCTGGTCTCGGCCATCGACTTCATCAGCCCGACGTGCGGATCGCTCAAGAGCTGGCGAGCGATCGTCTTGTGGCGAGGCTCAACGAGCTGCTTGATGCGGTCGAAGGCGGACATGCGCTCAGATTTGAGCGGATGAGCGCTCGCGGTCAACTTCCCTTGGGTTCTCGGTGCTTGTCGATGAGCGCCTGGCGGACGCTCACATCGATCGGTTCTGGCTCGACGAGCGCGCGGAACTTGAGCTTCTGCGCTGCCTCTTCCTCCTGAGCGCGCAGGATGTCCTGGGCCTTCAGATCGAAGGGGTGCTGGAGACCCGCGGCCTGCCACTCCGCGCGCTCCGCCTCGAGCCGCGCGTTGAAGCCAGCGCCGAGGTCACCGATGCCCGAGATGAGCACGCGCCCACCCGGAGGACGCTTGCGCCAGACCGCCAACGAGAAGGCCAGCACCAGGTCGTCGTGCTGCCCCTCGCGCGCCTCGAACGCATCCTGTCCAGGCTTCTTGGTAGGCCGATGGCGGAAGTTCTGCATCTCCTTGACGAGCTCGTCCCACTCCGCGAGAGCGCCGCGTCCCGTGGGTGCCTTCGGCGCGCCGATGTGCCGGTTCTGGAGGATGACCTCGGCGCAGCTGATCAAGTCGGTCTTGCTGACGCGGAACTTGCGGCCGCCCCCCATGACCGTCTCGGACACGCCGCCATGGATCGTCACTGCGATCGGCTCGCAGCCGGCGTCCTCGAACATGTCGCAGACGGCGGCACCGACGCCCGTCGCGTCGATGATCAGCTCGCAGTTCTTGTAGAGCGGCGGACGCGACATCACGTCCATCACGTAGGCGACCTGGTCAGGGTACTTCGTGCCGAGCGGCAACCGCTGCAGCTGGCGCAGACGGAGCTGGTGTGGCGGGGGCGGTGCCTTCAGCCCGAGAATCTCGCGCGCCTTGGCCATCCAGGCATCGCGCTGCTTCTGGGCCAGCGTGGCGAGCTCGTCAGATGTCGGCTCCTCGATGATCGCAAGCGCTGTGGGGTCGTTGGTCTTGCCAACGTCCATGCCGATCGCGAACCGAGTCGTCGTCGGCGCACCCATCATGGATTGAGCCCCGTCGTCTCGTCGCTGAAGCTGCGCCGGCGACCGCTGCCGCCGCGGTCCATCGCTCGCGCCTCGCACTTCACGCAGATCGTCTTGGGCCGGCCGGGACCGATGTGGCGCAGCACCTTGCCGCGCAAGCACTTGCTGCACGGCGTCTTCTCGTACTGGTGGGTGTCACAGTAGGGCTTGCCCTCGAGCGAGGCGGCCGCGCAGAACCGGCACTTGAGCTGCTCGCGCACGCGGGCGCGGAGGAACTCGAGGTTCTCCAGGTGCGCCTTGTGGGCCCGCTTGCAGCCTTGTCTGGCGCAGCAGATCGTCTGCTTGCCGATCAGCGTGGCGCGACAGAAGAGACATGCCAGGACTTCGCTCACGTTGACCTCGGCGTCGAGTATTCGTGGACCGCGCATTGCTGTCCAGCGGCGCGGACGTAGTGACTGCACGGCTCAACTGCGCAACGAATGAGGATCTGCCCCTTGCGGTGGTAGCAGTCCCGATCGACAGCGATCTCGCAGATGCGGCAGCTGCCGGCGCTCAGCTCGATGTCGAGATCCAACGCCGACTCGAAGGCGGGATGCGCGCCGGGCGCCTCGTCCTTCTTGGGAGCCTTCGTGCTGAGCCAGTCCTTCAGGATGGGGTCGCAGTGCGTGAGGATCGCATTCTTCGGGTCGTCCATGAGAAGGACGTCGGCGTCGCCATCCTCGAAGACGCGCTCGCCGTAGCGCTCGAGGAACCGCACGACGAGGATCGCGCGCTGCTTGATCTCGTCCTCTTTGCTTTCGATCCAGGCTCGAGCTGCGTCCTCGAACGAGGGGCCGCGCAGCTGGTACTGGATGCCGTCGACGACCAGAGGCGTGCGCACCAACCGCGCCATCTTGCGACGGATGACCCCCTGCAGGACGAAGGCGCGCACCTCGGCGGCGCTGTTCACTTGGCCCCCGGCAGCGTCGAGAAGTCGAACTCGCTCGGTTTGGTGAACGGCTCGACGGCGCGCCAGGCGGCTTGGATGAGCGCGAGATCGTCGGGCGTCACCTGCTTCGTCACGGGGAAGACGAGGGCGTCGCCACGGCGCAGCCGCGGCATGACGAGATGGACCTTGGCCAAGAACTCGTTGCCGCGGCACCCATACAGCACCGAGCCAACCACGAGCACGGGCGGTACCTCGATGGTGTACGCGACGCCCTTGAACTCGAAGCTCTCGCGCCAGGGCGCCTCGACCTCGGGGAGCATGGTCAAGGCGCAGCCGGCTCGGCCGGCGTCTCGGGGGCTTCCTTTTCGAGCGGGCGCCCGTGCTTCTCGAGCATGGCAGCGCGACGCGCGGTGAGCTGCTCCTCGTTGAGGAAGTCGACGTTGTTGGGCCGGATGAACTCGGTCTTGATGACGCGCACGGGATGCGTCTTGAGCAACTCGACCATCGCTGGCGCCAGCGGCGTCTCGAAGTGCCAGAGCAGGGCAACGATCGGCTCTCCCTTGGCCGCATCCTGGTCGAGCTTCTTGCGCATCTCGCGCACCTCGCGCTTCACCGCGATGCGCGCCTGCGGTGGCAGCAGCGTCTTGGCGACGCCGATCTGCTGCTCACGCTGGAGGTACGACTCGACCTCGCGTCGGCGTACGCGCACGACCGTGATGGGGTTGCCGGCGGCGTCCTTGTCGACGCGGAGGATGCGCGCCTTGAGTCCGCGGGCGATCTTCATGCTGGAGCGCTTGGCGTGCTCGGTGCCCGTCATGGCGATGTCGAAGAACGCTGCGACGGGGTCCGCCTTGCTGTGAATCTCGCGGAGGTCGTTGGGGGTCATGGTGAGCCTTGTCCAATGGTGGCGCAGGAGAACCGCAGTCTCGCTACGTTGCAGCGTGGGCACGAGCACTGCGGGCGCCGAGGCGTCGCCACGAGATCGTGAGGATGGGCACGCCATCGACGACGCGCGTCTGCTGTGGTTTGCCGGGGTCATCGATCATGCTTGCTCCCTAGGCTTCGCCGGGCGGCACTTCGCGGAGCCCGAGTTTGTCCATGAGGTGCTTCACGTGCCACGCGGCCAGGAAGTCCTTGGTCGTGCCAGCACCCTTGCGCTTGTAGAACATCGCCGCGGGCAGTTCGGTGCGCGCATTGACCGCAATGGCAAACTCCTTCTGGCTCTCGATGCCCTTGTGCGCCTCGTAGTCGGCGTCGACCTTGCTTACGAGCGCATCGTACTTCGCCTGGATGGCGTTGAACTCCTCTGTCCATTCCGGGAAGTGGGTGAGCAACTCCGTCGTCTCGCCCTTGCGGATGATGTCCAGGATGGCCTTGGGGCCGGTGCTGCTGATCATGTGGTGCAGCGCCACGTAGCCCGGATGCTTCACCTTCACGCGGTTCGACTGTGCGTCGACCACGACGTAGCCCTCCTGCTCCAGCGGATTCATGGTGCTGAACGTCGCGGCCATGTCGTCGAACGACTGGAGCGGGAACGAGCGCACGACGGGCGGCATTGGGTCTGACTTGAACGCCTCCACCGGGATCTCGACGCCGCTCTCCGTCTCTCGCACGGCGAGCAGAACAACGCGCGGCTCCGGGTGCTGGACGACGATGCGGTTCCACCGCGTCATCAGTTCGTACATGAACGTGCAGTGGGCGAAGCGCACGGGCGGCAGTTCGTATCCGTGACGCGCCATGACCTCCAGGAACAGTTGGCGGAACGTCTGCGCCGAGGTCCCGGCGTGACCGCTGGCGTCTGGCGTGCCGCTCGATGCGATCTGCCACTCGCCGAAGTGCCAGTAGAGCGAAATCAGAGAGCCATCGAGCTTCTCTTGCACGCGCGCGGTCGACCAATCGATGGGCGCGGCTAGCGGGTCGCCGTGGTTGAAGAACTTGTCGAATGGCCGCGAGACGATAGCCCAATCGCTGGAACTGTCGAGGATGACGCCGCGGCACTCGCGCACGATAGGCTCGGCGAACGGACTGTTGATCTGGTCGTACTTGAACATCAGCAGGTACGAGTATCGAGCATGCGGCTTGACCGCGATGCCGTAGCGCGTGGTCAGCGTGGCTGGGTCATTGCCAGCCCGGAGGTAGGTCTGAAGCAGCATTGCGGTCATTGGAGGCTCACGTTGAACACGAGGGGGTCTGCGGTCGGCTCGACTAGGCCCTTGAATCGAATCTCGGTCCACGGCGGAATGAGCACTCCGCGGTGGCGCTTTCGGTGCGCTGGCGGCGTCGCGAACATCGCGTGAGCCCTCTCCCGACCATGCGTCTCGACGGCGCTGAAGTACGCCTTCGAGACGCGGTTGCCGTGCGACGAGAGACGCAGTCGCACGGCAACCGAGTAGGTGAACGAGACGGGTTGCGGTGCGGCGAGGATGGCAGGCCAGCCGTTGTCGCCGACGACGAAGCGATCGAACGTCATGTCGAAGTCGCGGGTGATGGGCAGTCGCAGCGAGCAACTGACCGCCTCGCGCAACTGAGGCCCGGTCTCGTCGCTGCTGCGCTCCGCGTCGCGGATGTCGAAGGAGACATGACCTACGTAGCCAACGGAGTGTGGCTTGGGGTCGGTCACGAGAGAGCCTTGCTGATTTTGCACGTGGCATCGTGCGCCTGACATCCACCGCATTCGGGACATGAGCCGCCGCGCGTGCCATCGTCGCTTGCACAGAACTGGTGCTCGGCGAGTAGCGCCTTGGCGTCGCGCAGCTTCGCCTCGAGGTGCATCGCGTAGCAGCGCAGGCAGACCGGCTTGTCGTCGACCTTGGCGTTTGCGTCGGCCAGCACGGGGCCGCAGTGCGAGCAGAGCAACGGCCCGGGCGGCAGCAACGGGAACTCAGCGCCGACGCGTCCTGAGCGGATGAGCGACACGCCTCGCAGCTTGCACTTCGTGAAGACATCACCCTCACGACGCAAGAACGCACCGGCGATGCCAGGGATGAGGTCTCCTGCCAGCAGCAGCCGATGGAAATCTTCGCCGACGAGCCCGGGATAGAGCTTCAGGCGACCCAGCAACTTGTCACCCTCGACCCACAACGGACTATCGAAGAACCCGATTGGCTGCTGGTTCTCATTGTACTCGTAGAGCAGCACCGGGTTCTGGTTGAACTGGGCGCAGTCGATGCCCGAGACGGAGAACCGTTGACCGCAATCGTCGGCCGATCCATCCTCGACGACTACGACAGCCGAGAGGTCCAGCGTGTTGTGCGAGATGACCTTGGGTGCGCTCATGTGATCTCCGGTAGCTTCGTGCCACAGAATGGACAGAAGAAGATTGGGCCAGAGCAGCTGCCGTCGTTGTCCAGTTCCCAGCCATCCCACGGCCCCTCATTGAAGCGGTGGTTCTGCACGCAGACGTCGAAGCCCTTGCCGGAGGGGTCGCCCTTGGCTTTGTCGCAGCAGGTGGCCCGTACGACCTCGTGACGCTTCGGCGGCTTGCCAGGTCCTGGCGGGGGCGGCGCTCCACCGTGGAGCCCAGCAGCGAGTGCCGAGGCGACCATCGGCGGCACCTTGAGCCCACCCAGCTCGGTGATGCGCTCGCCCGCCAGCGCGGCGCGGAGGACCTCGGACTTCGGCGGGAGCGGAGGTGGCGGCAGCTTGCGGAAGCAGCGCGCGCAGGTGTCCGGAGCCCACGTCAGCGTCACCGAGGCTTCGGTCGTTGCGCACTCGCAGAGCGGTTCAGCCATGGTTTCCCTCCTGGCAAACGATGGCGACGAAGATGCGCACCGCCTTGTTCTTGGCCTCGCGGCGGGCCCGGTACGCTGCCGCGTCGTCGACCGCGGTCTTCTGCAGCGCCTGGTGCGCCTCGATGAGCTGCTTGCGTGCCTCTGCTTCTGTCACGGCACTTCTCCCAGCTCGCAGACGACGACATTGGGCTCGGCTCGCAGCAGGTCCAGGGTGAACTCTCCGCGCGTTGCGAGGCCGTAGATGGGCTGCTGGTTGCCGGAGTCGTAGCGCTGCTGGCGAATGGCGAGCACGGCAGGCCAGACATGCCAGTAGGGACCGGAGAGCGCCGTGCAGTGGTCGGCGTCGAGCACCCACGGACGTAGCGACGTGCCGACGATGCGTCCGTGGATCCGCTCGAGCGACGGCCGGCCGAACGTCACCAGCGCCATCGAGAGCATCCACGCCAAACTGGGGCTTGCCCACGACCACCCAGGCTCGTCATCCTGCATACAGAGCGCTGCGGCCATCTGCCATAGCATGAGCATCGGCAGGAAGTACCGAGCGGCGCTGAGGTTGGCGACGACCCAGCCGTTCATCGCCACCGGGATGCTCGATGCCACGGCCGCGAGGACTAGACAGGCGGCGCGAGTCGCACGCTCGCGGCGATCAGAACGTCGATGGATGGCCAGGCAGCCGAATCCCACGAGCGCCGTCGTCCAACTCCAGATTGGTTCGGCGGCGCTGATGTGCTCCATGGCGGTCCCCAGTGACGACAGAGGTGCGAGTTGGAGGTACTGAGGCTCGGCTCCGACCGCATGCAGGTAGGCCATCGTTGCGACCTGGAAGCCAAGCACGATGGCGAGCGGCGGCCCATGCGTCCTGGCGAGATAAGTGTGCCATTCCGGGTTCTGCGGTCCCGGGCCCAGGCACCAGGCCAGGCGACAGAGCCACAGCGGCACGAGCACGAGCCCAAGCGCAGAGTGGACCCAGAAGCCCAGCGCCAGCATCGCCACGCCCGCCGCCCGCACCGCCATCGTTTGCGCGCCAGGCTCGAACCCGTGCGTCCACAGTGCCAACAACCCGCCCACCCCCAGCGCCATCGCCACCCCGTACGGCTGGATCAGCCACTCCTGGAGCATCGGCTTCGGCATCGCGACCAGCCAGAGGCTGCTCGACCCCGCCCCG